TCTTTAACTACCTCTCCTCCATCTTTTTTCTTTTTAGCTTCTATAACTTCATCAACTAAATCTATTAGTTCCTTTTTTGGAACTACATTTTTCTGGCCATCAAATACTCTTTGGATGTTTAAACCATAGCGTTGAAACAGCTCTACCGGGTCTATATTGCCCTGTTTACCTAACACCTCGAATACTGCTGTGTAGAGTATTGATTGTGCTGTAGAATCCTCCCGAGAGGTGCCCTGACCTATTAACTGTGAAAAGACTTCTTTGTAAATAATATTCTTTTCTCTTTCACTATTGCTTAGGTTCCTAATTCGTGTGGCTTCTTTCTCAATAGCCTCTACGTCAGTTTTATAGTCTGGATTATTCTTGACCCAGTTCTCTGATTCACTAGAAGACCAATGGTCTTGATTTACACGAATATGTGGTGCTAAATCAGGATGATGGTCGGTTGCAGCTATGTTTGTAGTGTAGTTCTCAATTGGTATAACAACATCTCCACCAGTTAGCGCTAACTCTTCTAGTTGTCCTTCAACTCCTAAGTCCTGGAAAAATTCTTTAGCTTCATCTGAATTAGGGTCAATTCCTCGTTTTTGCAGATACTCATTAAATTTCTCGTGGTCGATATAAACACTCTTAACATCACCATCTTTAGTTACTTCTTTAACAAACTTCTGAGCTTCCTTTGGTAATCGTTCTACAAGCTTAGAGTTATGAGCTCCATCTGAGATTGCTTTAAATATTTTTTTGGTTTTTTCTGCTTCTGAGACTTGAGATTTACCCGAGACATAGGTAACACTTGCTCCTGGTAATGCTAAAATTGCCATACCTTGTGCAGTGGTTTCAAAGATTTCAGTTAACCTAGCCCATAGTTCTTCCATGCCCTCTTCAGTAGCAAATAATGACTCAACATCAACGCCTTCATCAATCATCTTGGTAAATTCTTCACCAAATATATTTACTACTTCTTGCATTACTTCTGTTGTTGTTTCTACTCCTATACTTAACAAGTAAGTAGATAGCACATCTTTGGCAAGGCCTCCTCTTGTTAGAGACTGAGTAATCTTTTTATTTATAAAACCTGACCAGGCTTTACGCCATGGAGCAACTACCGCCCTAATACCAACCATTTCAAGACCGGCATTAACAAAACCGACAACATTACTAACTTTGCTTGCGTTATCGTGAGTGGCTCCCATTTCTCTCAAATCGATATAAGAAATACCACCCTCAATATTAAATGAGTTTTCTACCATCTCAAATGCAAATGTTGGAGTAAATGCCATAGCTCCTGTTGCCGCAGCTCCAAGTCCTGAGATTGCATCTTCTGGCCCCGGTGTAAATATAAGTGGGCCAGTCATTGCTTGAGTTGTAGCAAAAGTTGTTCCAGCTACACCAAGAGCCAATTTACCAGCGTCTATAAATGCATCTTTTGTGCCTGGATACATAGTTCCAGCGATTTGTGATGCTGAATGGATAAAACCATCGCCGGAGTTATCATGTAGATTTTTATTTAATTGATCTATTTGATTTTGCAATTCAGGTGTTATATCGCCACCACTATTTCTAATTTGTGTACCTAAGTAACCTAATTTATAAATAGCGCTTCCTGCTTCCCAACCAGTAGAGATGTTTTCAGGAGCTTCAATGACACCTTCTTTAAACCATTTAAATGCTGACTCAATGGCGCCAAGCGCTCTTAAATCATCGTGAGCTACCGCAGCAAATGATAGGTTTTGTAACTGCTCTGCAAGAACTGGGTGGTTCGCTCGTAGGTTCTTAATGTCAATATTCATTAACTTAGACTTACGCTTTGCTTCATCAAGATTGCTTTTAATAACACTAGGCTGAATATTAAACTCACTAGCAAGCCTTTGTATCTCAGCTTCCTGGTCAGCATTATTTAATGTAGCTATATTGAGTGTTTGTTTTAAAAGATTGCTCTTTTGAGACTCATAATAGTCCATATTCTTGGCTATGCTTGAATCTGAACTAGGAGGCTGTATTGTATCTACTAATGGACTTGTAGCTAAATTACTAGCAGATTTTTTATTTGTTTCAACTAAAGGACTAACAGTACTAGCTTCTTGTACCTTAGTTTCTATTTTTTTGGGAGCATCTCGGTATCCGCGCCGAGTTAATACTTTATTCTGCGTTGCAGCCGTAACTTGAGACGCCTTTAACTTCTCCAACTCATCTAGTTCATCCGCTGACATATAGCCTTTTTTTATTTCAAGACTCATTTTGATGCAGCGTTGTTATTAGCTTTTAGCCTTTCATTTTCTAACCATATAACTCTCGCCTGAACTTCACGCTCAGTGACAGGTTTATTATTCTCTCTAAGCCATTTTTTAATTTCATCTCTTTGATATTTTGAAATATCACTCATGTAATATTCTTTGCCACCAAATTTAACATAAGCGTCTTCCATTTCACTTGCGTCAATAAACGATGCCGGGTATATACTATCCTTACCCTTGTCATCAAAGAAGATGACGTCTGTTGTGATTTCTAAAAGAATCTGCTTGAACTGTTGGTCGTTAGGGGTCTTACCATCATTTGAATCACTCCATAGTTGAACACGACTATCTACCTCAGCAATAAACTGACGCGCATCCTTACCCGCCGCGCTCTGTTGTGTTGCTATAGTTGAGATATTATCACCCTTAGAAAAGCGGTCTTCTACTCCGGCTAGTGCTTGATAGACTAACTGTTGTCGTGAAAATATTGAATTAACACTTGGTTTGCTTTGTTGCATAGCATCTAACTTATTAAGATTTGTTTCAGAAACCTTATTAATTTCATCATCAAGGTTTATTGTTTTAAATTGCTCATAGTCCTCTCGAGCCATTCTTAATAGTTCACGAAATCTTTTTTGTTGTGATATTTCTAAATCAATCTTCGCTTGAGCCTTCTTGCTAGTATTAATAGCATTGGTTATGTTTGTCATATGCTCATTACTAACTCTAGAGATGAGGTCAGGGTCAGCGTTTTTAAGTGTATTACCTGGTATCAGTAAATGTCCAAGCAGCTTGTCATAAGCCACACCCTCTTCAGAGGTATCCACAGCTTCCTGCTTCTCTCTCAGAGAGAGTCTTTGAAGGCCATTCATTTTGGCTTTAAGCTCATCTGGAATCTCTTCACCTTCATCAATATGAATCAGCGCTCTTTCGTAGGCATCCTGCTCAACTCTATCAACCTTAACTATCTCTCTATCGATGAGAAGTTCTTGCTGTTCTCCGTTCATACCATTCCAGAGGTCTGGGTAATCTTTTTGAATCTGGGCTACTGTCATTCCCCTAACTTGATAAAGTTTGGCTGCTTTATAGCTTTCAGTTTCTGATTCGAGGGTATTTTTTAGAACATCCTCTTCTCTTTTATCCATAAAGACAATCATGTCGGCACCCGACATTTTCAGTATCTGGTCATTGGTTACTTTTGGTTGGGTATTATCTGTCCTCCAAATGCCATACGTTGTCCAAACATTATTTTTTGCCTTATCCCAATTATCGACTCTTATCCTTTTTTCTTCGGCTTGAAAATATTTCTTCAGTTCTTCTTGTTTGGTCGGTGACATCGCTTCCCATATATCTTTTGGAATCTGGTCAATCGCGGTGAGATTGCTATTGGTAACTAAGCTTTGAGCTTTATCATCTGCTTCTTTGTAGACATCCTGCTCTTCTTTATCTCTATAGACCTGATTGTGCTCTATTATGCTTCTTACCCTTTCTTTAATATCGCCAGGTAGTGCATCCGCCATATCTGTCATTTCGGTATCACTAGCTCCTGAATTCCAAATATTTGTCACCTCATCAGCTACTCGCCCATCTAATGTATCTTTATCTATTTTGTTTTTTATCGTTATCTGTGTAGCATTTTTTATTTCATTTATATTCTTATAGTAATACTCGTTAGCTTTGTCATATCTATCGGTCAATAAAAGCTTTTCAATCACACTCTCATGGCTAGGTGAAGTAAATTCAAGCATATATTTTTCAATAATCTCTTTATCTTCTTCATTCTCTGATTCAGGGTTAATACCAAGAGCATTTTGAATTTTTGATTTAACTTCTCTTTTGCCTAAATTAAAACGAGTTTCTAAAGCCTTGGGATTATTAATAGCCTCCTCGTAGTTAATTCCTATACCCTGTATTACATTTGCGATTCTTGCGTCTGTTGCTGCATTCTGAAAGACTGCTGTTTGTTCAGCAGAGTGGGAAGATATTCTTGCAAGCTCTGAATTAAGCCTTTGGTTAGATACCGCTTTCCACTGGTCTAGAATCCTTGGGTCAATATTTTTTGAAATCTTCTTTATGTAATCTCTTAATTTTTTCTCAATTTGGTCTTTTTGGTTTAGTGCATCCTTCCCGGCTAGTGACATAAATCCACCAGGGTCATCCATATTCTCCCTAAAGAAACTTACTACATTGTTGTCCTGGTCTTTTAATACTGCCTGGTCGAATTTATCCCTTTGTTTAACTGCTTGAGCAAACGCTTGCTCTCCAAGCTGCGAAACTACCTGCCCTCTTTGTGTATTAGCCTGAGCTATCGAAGAACCAAAAGCTTCATCTATAGTGTGAATTTGTTGTTCACCGCCTTGTATTGGGGAATCTTTTACCTGGCCAATTTGATACTGTGGAACCGTTGCCATTAGCTAACCCCTCCATAATTTTTGTAGTCATACCATTTAGTAGCCATTGACCCTGCTCCTTGTAATAGCGATGTCATCGATGCGGTCTTACCTGCTCTAATAGCATTACTAGCTGCAAGCAAGTTCATCTGTTTGTTTGCACCAATATTGGATGCCCTTACTTTGTGTTCGTACTCTTCTCTTTCTGCATTCGACCTAATCGTTAGCGCATCAAGTTCACCCAACATAGCCGTATCTTGAAGAATATCCAGAGCCGAGCCTTGGTCAACCACAACACCACTTGCTGCAAGAACACTCCGCTGTCTACCCTTTAGTTGAGATACTTTAGTTCTATGAATAGCCTCCTCTTTTTTGCCTCTTGCTATTGCGTCTTGGGCTTTCCATAAGGACACCTTACGGTTGTTTTCATCAACCTTAGCTTGATAACGGTATTGTTCTGCTCTAGCCGCAGCTGCCTGTCTTTGTCCTCTTGCTTGAGACATAGCACCAGCAAAACTAAGCATCATTCCAATTGCAGGGTTACACATTCTAAATCTCCATTGTAAATTTATGGAATAGCTCTCCATTCACTCCATAAGGAATAGGGTCTTCCATCTTAAAACCTAGCCACTTTAGCCACTTAACACTTAGAGTGTTCCGTACATCGACATAATTCTCCAAATGCTTATAATCTTTTTTAATCTCTTCGAGTATAGGTTTTGAGCGCCTCAAAAATAATTTCTGTCTCTTGTTAATTAGGTCAGTTCCTAGCATCCAGGGGGAACCTTTGGAGCTTACAAGAGAGAGTGGACACACTCCCCACATACAAATTAGTTCATCATTAACAAGTCCTGTTTTCGCGTAGGATGCTAACTTCACAGAAGATACAACAGCATTTTTAATACCCATCTTGGTAGCTGCATTCACTTCGAGCTTATCGGCCTCTCGCATATTTTCAACTAACGTATCTATATCACTATCCTCAACCTCTCTAATTTCAACTTTAGCCGCCAATTGATACCTCCGGTATTACAGCCAATAATGTCATCGGAAGGGGGTCATCTTGGCGATAGAACAAAGACCCAGAGGTTGACCATTTAGAGGGCACTGTAACCCTAATATCACCTGTTTTCATAGCTGTCGGGTCTCCATATGATTCATATGCTCGCTGTTTAAATTCTGTAAGGTTGTCCTCATCAAATCCGACCTTACCTCCTCTTGATGATTCCACTCGTAAAGTGACCGAGGAAATACTTTTAACCTTACCCTGGGAGGTTGTTTTTCCAAGCTCTAGATTAAGAGTTTCGATGTCTGCCTGGATAGGTAGTCCAATATGTATTTTGGTGGCTGGATTGGAAATCGTCACCGCTCCTGATGCAACGGTTTGTTGCGCTTCAACATTGCCATCCGCTAGAATTGCTACAGTCTTTCCTTCAAGGTGTCCAAGTCCAGATATTTCATCTACCCCTTTTGCCCAGCTGGTGGTAGCTACACTTCTAAAAGCTGTTGGTACATCCCTACCTGCCTTGACGCTAACAACAGTTCCGCTGGTATATCCTGTTACCGTACAGACCAAAGTATCATCGCCTATAGTCAACACATAAGTATTGCCGACATCTCCGGAAACAAAGGTGGATGTGCTTGCGGTCAGGGTCAGAGTTTCAGTATGTGCCCAGGTTGTTCCGCCTGATAAAGTCATGCTCGTTGTAGCGGCAGTATGGGTACCATCATATGAAAGTCCACAATCAACAAAGAAGGCATCTGCAATATCGGTAAAAACCCTGGTATTGATTCTCTCTATATAACGCTTAGTTGAGCCATTGATAGTTCTCTTAACTACAAAATAGGTCGCGTCCTCATCGCCTTCGGCTACCGAACATACGCTCTCGAAAGTTCCATCAGTATCATGCCTCGACCAGCCCCAGACTTCATGCTCTCGTAAATAAGTTAGAGCTGCCAATGAACCATCACTTAGTATTGCCCAGACAATTGAATGAGGAGCCTGGGAGAATGCCCATTCAACTACGGTCTTACCTGCAAACAGATGATTCGATAGTACTGTTAAGTCGTTACCTGTATAGGAATCAGATTCAAGTGCAAAGGCCAGGTCACGAATAATCGATCCTTTTGACTGAATATAAATAATAGTATTACCAATAACCAGTGGAGGCGCATCAGCACTGCCTCGATAGCCCTGTGGTTTAAGCTGGATTGAGGAAGGAGTAATTACACCATCATTAGCTGTCATCAGCCACTCACCACCTGAAGTCAGAACAATCATATCTGATAGCGGTACCAGGTGTCTGACCTCGTTTACCTGCGAGGAGGCAATAGTAAAGGTCACTGAATCATCATCCCTTAAAGGTTCTGATACATTAAAGTTGTGATAGTTACCGGTCTGGCTCATATAGACTTTCTGAGGGTCATTATTGGTCTGTCCGAATACCAATCTTTGCTGGTAGTAGGTTACCGTTGACGGATATTCATCGGTGGTATTGAATACAGTTCGTGCAGTTGCCGGGGTATCAAATGCATCCGGCTCGATATTGTCATCCTTAAAGGTGGTGGAGGTGGCACGACCAACAAATCCATAGACGCCACCAACTGACTTATAGACGTTATATGAATTCGCAGCTGCCACGGACGCCCAGGTAATAGTATTAGTTATCGTGGAGCTCAGGTTGTTATTAGTTATTGAGGTCGCACTTGAGGCTACACTCTCGGCACCTGTAGTAGTATCCACACTGGTTACAACATAGGAATATGAGGTATCTGGGTTAGTAGAATCATAGTTCTGTGCTGTAGATGCCACACTTCCAGGGGCAGTCATTGAGGTACCAAAGGTGATGGAGGTCAGAGTCCAGGCTGTATGTGAGGTTCTTTTAAGCTCCTTCGGAGGGTATGAAGGGTGACAGATAGTCATCACGTCTGCACTCTGAGTAAAGTTAAGCGCGGCTAACTCAGTATGTGCATAGGGGGTTGTGATTTCTACCGGTGAACCACCTGATTCTACCTGTCCTCCATCTTTAATTACCCTCATCTTGAGGTCACCAAATTCTAGGACATATGTTTGTTCGGTATTAAATTCAAAAGGTATTAGTCTAGTTGTTTTAGTCGAGTCCTCGGTCTCGCATATATATTTAGTTCCAGCTCTATTGGTCACTCCGCCGTGTGCCTGGACAAGAAAGTTTCGACAGGTCTTTAATCCTACCGCATACTTTGCCAAGTCTACTCGTGCATGAAGTGATGGAGCCAGCTCTCCGCCAGAGAAAGATGGTTGAATCAAAGCAGAAGGCATTAGCTACGCCCTGTTATCCAACTAGCCTCTTTGTTTCTATCGATTTGAGACTCATTGGCGTTGAATGTTTGTGCCTCGGAAATAGTACTTAGATACATCTCATAAGCGTTTTTCATTCGTTTCTCGTCTCTTGTTAGAGGCATAGCTATTTCACTAGCTAATCGCCACGCAAGAGCAACTATAAACAAGGGGTCAAATACCAGTGTATTGGTTGCCTTATAGGTATAGATTAGGTTTGCTGATTCCTGATTGGTGAGAATGACTTTTGCATTATAGGCATCCCCCAAAGCTATCTCAAAATCAATTGGGTCGCCACCGGACGTTGTCTGAAGTATCTCTCTTGCAAAAAGACAATCATTCGGATAACTATATCTATAAGACCAGTTACCGGGTGGGCTACCAACATCAGAAAGTGCTAGGTGACGAGTAGCAAATCCCCAAGGGAAAGCTCTCAGTAATGCGTCCCTAGCGTCAGCATATAATAAGTTACAGTGAAAAGCTTCTTCTGACTGCTCTGTCAATGAAGAAATAGTTGCACTAGCGCCGATATGCGAAAGTGCCAGATTACAAATATCGACTTCACTAGCCATTTAAACTCCTCTTAATAAATCCAAAAGAAGGTAGGAAGGAGTACAAGATGAATTATCTCAAAAAACCTACCCTCTCTCAGAATTAAATCACATCCTATGTAGCGTTAGGATATGACTGCCACTGTTGAGCATCCTTAACAACTGAGTAACCCCAGAACTAACGTATCGCCAATAGCAGCAGCTGCAATAGAGCGAGATGTTAGAACTGTTGTAGCAGAACTGAATGAAGAGTTATCATCTGTTTGAACTAGGACAGATAGAGTTGGCGAAGTGCCTCCCATAGCAACGTCAAAGTTCAAAGCTACTTTCATTTCCTCGCCTACACCAATATCTCGGTCTGAGCCAAGGTCAATAATATTAGTAGACGCTGCATCAACCGTTAAAGCCTGAGCATCAGAAAATTGAAGATTGTAGTCAATTATCATATTTTTCTCCTATGTTAATCCTTAGCTTACTAGGGCTTCGGTGTTAGTAATAGCGTCATTGCGTCCAAACGGAATACCGTCAAAATTCAATACACGCTTCCCTGCTACTTCATCCATGCCGATACGAACATTATTAGTGTTTGTAATCTGGCGGCGTAGGTATGAAGAGATTGTGCGGTTGCCATAGAATGACGCACGACCTAGACCTAAGTTAGGAACCTTCTCGATTGCCTGAACCATAAGGTCAACCAACTCTGCACCAGAGGCTGCATCATTAGTTAAGTCAGAAACGTCAATGTTTGGTATGCGAACCACATAGCGCCAGTCTCTCAAAGTCAGACCGATGTCCCACTTATAGTGAGTACGGTAACCTTGATATTTACCTGATGCTGCATCTTCCAGAGTAACTTCACCAAGGTCTTCATGTTTCAGACCAGCTTGTGAACCTTTCGGGTAGATACCATGGCAGGTATTTGGCCCCCAAACAACTAACCAAATGGATGTGTTGTCTGAGCCTGAACCTCCTCCCAGGATAATATTGTCACCGCTCTCTGCTGAGGTTGAATTATAGCGAGGAGCTAATCCCATAAACTTCTCTGGGTCAGTTCCAGTGTCGCCATAAAACAATGTGTTAGCCATTGTTTGGTTCATTGATTCAAGGAAAGCACGGTCTTCAGACAGACGGAAAGAAGCTGTATTGCCGTTAAGGTCAGCTAGTGCCTTATCGACTTCAGCATATGCCTCAAGCATACCAGCTGTATCAGTTACCTGAACAGTTGTACTTTTTGAAGGTTGAACACCATAGTTCAGTTTACGCCAAGTTGAACTTGGTAGTCCTGAACGAATAGTGGTTTTATGCCCGGTTGGAAGATTTCCTTCAATAAAGCTCATAGAATCGAGACATTCATTAGTCTCCGATAATAGCTCTACGATAGTATCAATCTTACCATCTGGGTCATACCTCTTTGCCACATCGGCTAAAGTAGGGTTTGTTGTGGATAATGTTGCCATTATTTTCTCCTGTTATTATTTAATTGGACATTGATGGATAAAGTACTGATTCACGAGTCTTTTGAGTAGCATGGGCTCCACCCACCACTACCCTATCCTCAGAAATCGCTTTTCCTACACTGTAGAGAAATCGAATCATTTCAGGATGGTTACCCAAACCTGATGTATCCAACATCTCATTAAACTCAGGGCTTCCAAAGCTATCTCGCGCTTTTACTGCGACAGATATATTCTCATCGAATTTATCTCCACCATAATCAGCATCGCTTTTTGCTTCGTCTACCCAGGATTTCTGTTGCTGCACCCACTGTTCCATTTCGGCTTGTTTCATTGCGGCTACCATATCAACACCCTTTTGAGCTTGTTCTTGCGTCAGGTTGTTTTCTTTCGCGAACTCGTGGTAGTCAGCGAGGGTATCCTCATTAAAACTAAAGTCTTCCGGTATATCGAATACTTCATACTCTTGTGGGGCACCTGCCTCCTGTTCAGTACTTTCTTCGTTCCCTTCTGTTGTAGCAGCATCGCTCTCCTGGGACTGCGTTGTTACTTCGTCCGTAGGTGAGTTGTCTGCCTGCTGTACGTCCCCATCCTCATTGGTGTTGGCTGTAAGCAAAGTGTCTGTATCTTCAGGCATTTTGATCTCCTTGTTTATTGTTTTCTTTTATCATCGACAAATACATATCTGTATCCGCCGACAACACTTCATCCACCAGCCATAGGCCAATATTCCTAGCGCCTTCGTTAAAGAAAGTCGTACTATTCCCGGTGAAACTGGTGCGAAACTGTCCTGTCTGTTCCAGGATTCTCCAAACTAGGCGTCTGCCCCATTGCTTGGAGAGAAGAAGACGTATATCTTCTATCTCAGTATCGCGAATATTTTTATCTTTTTGTTTGGCTCTCTTGACGCTCTTCTCGTCAGAGGCATTAAAATCTTTTGACATATTTCTCACTATCTCATAGTTTTTGCAACTTAATTGTCGCGCACCTTACTCTCTTCAGTTAAAGAGACATGGTGGAACCCTAATTTCTTTAAAAACCTTAGCGTCACCAGCATTGATTCGTGCTCCAACATATGCAGTGGTTCCTGGTGTTTAATCACCTTTATTGCTTCTATTGCATCATCAATCTCTATTACCATTCACCTAAGATATACCGCCAATAATATTGTTCAGTAAGCTTTCACCATCGGTATCAGTCTCGCTCATAACTTTTGCAGCTTGGGCGCCAGCATTTGCTGTTTGAACTCCCTGGTTCATTTGCTCCATCATTTGTTGTTGTTGCATTTGAGCTGCTCTCTCTTGACGAATTTCTTCAACTACATCATCTGAAACAACTACTTTTGGTGGTACCCCAATCATTTCAGCGTATTCATCAACCGACTGGTCTGCATCAAACTTGTCTAGTACCTCTGGTTTAGTCGCGGCCATATTGCCAACAAAGCCAGCGAGTCTTTCAATAGCTCCAGTACCAATTGCTTTCTGGGCTTGTGCCATTACCGAGATATATTCAACCTTCAAAGTTACACCACTCAACTCTTCTGGAGGTGTCGGGAGTAAATCATTCCGCATCATAATGTTGAATGTCCTATCTATAAGTGGGTCAAGCAATTCTGTATGCAATCTTTCAAGGACTGGCCCCAGCATCAATAACTTCTCTTCATGCCTTTCGTCTATCTCTCTAGCGGTAATCTGCCTCCTATCTGACATAGTTAACATTTGGAATAGGTCTGAATAGAATCCCTGGCGGATGCGATATTGAGTCTCTTGAATATCTTGTTGCAGCTCTGCTAACCTTGGGTTGACCTCATAAGTAGGACGGAATCCTCCCTGGGCTCCCTGCATAGTGTCTACATATGTGACCCCACCAGGTAATACAGTGGCTGTTTGTCCACGAAGTGAGGACGGTGCCTGGAGTGGTGGGTTAACCATTTTATCGATACCCTGGGCTTTTCTTTTCTGTTCAATCTGTAAGGCTTTAACATCTCCAAGTACATCCATAGCTGGAGAACGTCCATAAATATCAACTCCGGTAACGTGCCATCGTGGTGCTAATATTGGAAACTCTTCATATCCACTTGATGAAAGCTTGCGCTCATTCTTCGATGCCTTCTCCAGGTAACACGAAGTGAAAGGCATATTCTTATTATCTTTCATGTTGTATTGTCTAGCTGTGTTCGGTTCGATGACGTGCATGATGTCTACCCACTTGTCGAGCTGTCCACTCTTGAACATCGATTGAACTGGGTCGGAACAATTCTCATAGCCAAACTGCTCTACAACCTGGGCTACTGTCATCTGGAATTCTCTATAAAAAGTATTAACACTAAGCCTTGAGGATAATGACAGACCATATTCACCTACTGTAAATGGATAGCAACGAATAACATCATCATGGTCTTCGTTTACCAGCATTGCTCCAGTTCCAAATACTGCGAGCTCCTCATAGGTTGTTTGCAAAGAGTTATACAGATTTGACCTGGAAAAGATTTCGCGCATCTTTTTTTCAACAGCATAGAGCCACTGCTTAATATCGCTCTGTTCCATTAGTGCTGCATCAGGAGTTGCCAATCTAAACCAAGGGCGTGCCGGAGAAGTAATACCACTCATCATTCCAGCACTTAGAGTTCTTACTGCCATAGTGCCGGTGGAGTCAATTATCTTGCCATTCTTCTTAGAGCCATCATTACGTTTAGAGGTGAGGAATCTTCCTCTCCTTGGAAGGACATACTCACTGAGCTCTTGCCAATGACCAAAGAAGGTAGACCTTTCATCTTTGATGTCCGTCCATCTTTTAAAGTAATCCGTGTTCTTTGTACCTTTCGCCATTACTATCTCCCTAATATAGTTTTCAACGATTTACTATTGGAAGACGTTGCATAGCTACTTGATAAAACTGACCTTTGGTTCTTCCTGACTTTACTTCTCGCTGTTTTAGTTTTTTCCGTATTAGTACTCTTCTTCTCTTTTTTCTTTGCGCTAGAGGTGAATAATCCTCCAGGTAAAAACTTAGCCAAAAGCTCAGGGTATGCATTTATTGTTTGCTTATCCGATGGAATAGTTTTAGTCTTTGGTAAACCCTCAGCAGGGTGACCTTTGCTACTAGGCATCTCAATAGTATTACCCTTATAGAAGTTAGTATTAAATCCAGCCGGGTCAAGGTCTTTTATGCCAGCCTTTTGTCTTTCATTTTTATGGTCAATTTGGTAAGCTGCATTTTTATATCCGTGCTCCAGAGCTAGTGCTGTTGCCTTATCATTGTGTAGTGTT